AAGATAAAAAAAGGTGTTTATAAAGATATACCAAAACATAGTGCTTATAGAAGTGGTATTCTTGTTCAAAAATATAAAAAAGCCTTTTTTGATAAGTATGGTAACAAAAGTCCTTATATAGGTGAGCGAACAAAAGGTAAAGGTATTGGAAGATGGTTTAGAGAAAAATGGGTTAATCAAAGAGGAGAAGTAGGATATAAAAATAAGAATGATATTTATAGACCAAGTGTGAGAATTACAAAAGATACACCATTAGTTCATGGAGAAATATCAAAAAAGGAAATAAAAAGAGCACGTAAAGAAAAATATAGAACTGGAAGAGTTATGAGGTTTAAAGGAACAAAAAAGAAAATTGGAAAAAAAGATTCAAAGTTAAGTAAGGCTCGTAGAAATACAAAAAAACGTGTTAAAAAGCAATAAAATGTTTATTATAATTATTTTAAGAATTATAATTATAATATTATAGATATAATGTTGACAAGACGACAATTATGGAGAAGAGTAAAAACCCCTAATTATAAATCAATACATGAAATACACAGTATTCCAATAATTAGAGGGAAAGTTAAATTGTTACATAGACATGTAAAATTTAAAAATATAGACCCTAATAACGATATAAAATATTTTTCAGACTAATCAATAGATGATATCAAAGAATTATCAACATTTGACAATTTAGTTTTTAATAAATCGATGTCCCTATTTAATTCTACTATAGTATTATCGCGAAGTTTCATAACAAGTTCAGAATTTTCTACTTCTTGTTTTTGATTTTGTATTATTTCCTTTAAAGATTCGATTTCTTTGAATTGTTCTTTTATTTTTTTTACTTGTTCGTTTAATATTGTTCTTATTTCACCGTTCTTAAGTTCTCTTGGTTCTTGACCAGGTGCTTCCATTACTATAGGGCCATTTATTCTTTTATCTTCCTCTTCTTTCTCTTTTTTTTCTCTATAGTTTTTGGTTAATTCATTAATTTGTTCCATAACATCTGGTTTATTCTTTGGTAATCCAGGTTCATATTTATTTAGTAGATTGTCTATTTGATTCGTAATAAAATCACGTAAGTTATCATTTTTAACAAAATCACTTACACGTAATTTTGTTTCAGTTGTAACTTTTGGATTTGGATTTTCGAGTAGTGTCTTCTTGTCAAATGTATTATGATTATGTGAAAATACAAGTATTGTTTTCATGGGGTCAAGTTGTGCAAATGGAACACTATAGTCTTTGAGAAATTTCTTTTCTTCAGCAAGAGCAGCATTATCATCGTAAGATGTTGATTCAAGTAACGAAGAACGAAAAGCAAAAGTTCCTGCTGTAGCATGATTTTTCCCATACGGTCCAAATTGGAAAATTTTCTTAATGTGTTTAAAATATACATGGAGTGCACTTGAACCTACACACATGACATCTGGATTGGAACGAAGAGTTTCTACAGCATGACTTATTCGTTCAGGAGGGTAATAGTCATCGTCATCCATATAAACAATAATACTACCTGAGCATTTTTCATGCATGAAGTTGCGTTTTTTACCAAGAACCATTTTTTCATCACATTTGAAGTATTTTATTTGAGGTATGTTGGCTTCCATAATAATATCTTCTATTTTGTCGGTTCCATCATCAACAATTATCCATTCAATACGAGATTTTGGATAGTCTTGGTGACGAAAGCATTCCAACATAAATGGAATGAATGGACGACGATTAAAAGTAGGAGTACATACACTTACCGTAGGAAGTTTATTAGAAGCACCTTTTTTTTTGTTTTTTGATGGCATATACCATTTGAAATTTAGTTTTTAAATGGTATTATTAATAATTCTCAATATAATTAATTTTTATTATCAAATGTTTTTCCAAGTATGTTGTAAATATCATAATTCATTACTTTGGATAAAAAAGAATAAAGAATGATAAAGAAACCTAAACCCATATAAATACTTAGAGTTATAGGATTTTTAAAATTTGTTAAACCAAGATGTATCAATAAAGATATTAACCATACAATTACCATGAATACAGTTTTTACGCTGAATAAATAACCTAAAAAGTTAGGTTGTTCAGCACCTGGTGGGAGTTTTAAATCAGTTCGTAAATAATTTGCTGCAAACGTATCTGAACCAAATAATAACATGAATGCCAAACCATATGCCATAATAACAAATGGATCTAATAATGTTGAAATTAATCCTCCCAAAGTTCCTCTGAATGTATATCCGTTTGAATTAAATAGAGTATTGTATATGGAGTAAAAAAATATAAATATAGGCATTAATAATATACCGATAACAAGAACAATTGGCGCAATAACTGATAATGAATTTGCTTTGTGATATAGAATTTTATTTGGGTCTTTCCTTATTTCTTGTTCGATTGGTGCTTTAAAACCAGCAATTTTTCGGGGTTCAGAAACATCACTACCTCCTGTTTGTACTTCTTCTTGTTTTTCTTGTTCAAGTATAATAAATGTTTTTATAAAACTGTAGAACATTTTTCTTAGAAATACAAAGTTCATTATTGAAACCTTCTTTGAAGTCCCAATAATACCTATATTGTCCTCAGAAGCATCAAGACATTTTCCTTCTTCGTCACCACTATATAATACATATGTATGGATTACATTCTTTTTTGTAATACCTGCTGAATTTATGGTTTCAGGTTTTGATTTCTCTCCACCTTGTTCTTCAGTTTTAACATCAACTGGTTTTTCTGCTTCACAATAAATACCATCAGGATCTTCTATTATACCTTTTTTTAATGTTTGATTTATACCTAAAAACCCCTTATCTTTTTCATTATCATTCATTTCCATTTTAAAGTAATGGTAATATCTTGTAATCATACATGATGTGTTATAACCGAGGATAAGATAAGCAATAAGAACACAAATATAAACACCAATTAAAATTCCTGAATTTTTAATGGTATTTATTAATACATCATCAGCTTGTTTTTTCTTAATTTTTTCAGTTGTTTCTATGTATTGATTGTGATAATGGTCTTTTGCTTCTGTCATACCTTCAATAATTTTAAAATTCTGTTTATCAGTTACTTTGATAGTTTTTTGTTTGGTATTTCTATTCTTTTTTTTAGTTAATTCTTCTTTTTCTTTCTTTAATAGTTGAACCATGTATACTGAATATATAAAATACGGAGATATTTATTATAAGTATAATGTATGAGTAAAAATACAAAATCAAATAGAAGTAAAAAAAGAAAAAATAATCGTACTAAAAAGATAATACTCTTAAATGGTCCAGGAAGTAAGCAAATTTTTAATAAATCCAGAACAGTGCGTAAAGGTAAAAATAATAAAACAAAGAAGATGGTAGTTTCAAAAGTAGATTATGCGAAAAATTGTAGAAATTTGAAGTCTCATGAGTTTATGCGTGAATTATATTCTAAGAATTTATCAAATCGTGTTAGTAAAAAATTTAAAAAAGGAATTATGAAAGATAAGTTTTTCTTAAATCACAAAGGAAACATAGGTAAAATAAATAGTGGTAAATGGACAGATGAAATGAGAAAGCAATATAAATCTATTCGTGAAAAATATGGAATGAAATCAAAGGAATTAAGTGATTTCAAAAGGGATTATAAATGTAATATGTTTAGGACAATTACAAAAAATCATCATCAGATAGTTATAGGTGTATTATCTATTCCAACAACAACGGGTGCCACACTTGGAGCAACATCATATATTCCTCAATCTTATGTAAAATGGTTAGAGATGCATGGTGCTAGAGTAGTTCCTATAGTTTATGATATACCTAAACAGATGATAAATGTTCTTTTAAATCAGATAGATGGATTGCTTTTGATAGGAGGAACAATAGAAAGTATTGTAGTTCAAAAGGCACATTATAGATTTTTATCATCCTTAAAGTATATTGTAAATAAGATAAATCATTTTAATTTGATAGGAAATCATTTTCCAATATTTTCAATATGTTTAGGTTTTGAATTATTATTGATGATATGTAATGAATGTGATGTAAGTAAGATGAGTTCAAATTTTATGAATCATAATAAGATATCTCATTTGCGACAGTATGGTCCATCTTCAGTAGATTTTGAACCAGTAAAGAATAAGGATATGCTTGTTTCGAAGCCGATGCAGGATTTTTTTACATCAACTGAGAAGAAGATGATATCGATGGAACCATGTACGGCGATGATACATAATAAGTCATTTGTAATTGGTGCTCCGTATATGAAAGAGTATGAAAAATATGTAAATGTTACGGCAACAAGTGGTGTAAAGGGTAAAAAATATGTTGCTGCTTATCAATTTAAGTCGCTTCCATATTATGGTGTTCAATTTCATCCGGAGAAGGTATTTTTTGAACATTTACAAGAAGGTATACCTCATGGTGCTAGTGCTAAGATGTTTTCATCTAAATTATGTAAACTGTTTTTAAAAGAATGTTCTAAAAATTATAATATTCATGTTTTTGGAGTAAATGACGA